TTAAAAAGTGATGAATATATAGCTAAAAATATTAGATTTGTATTACATATAACTAGAGACCCTAAAAAAAGATGTACTGTAAGATGTATAAAAGAAATACCTCATAGCGATCTTTCAAATATTAATAGTTATCAAAAAGAACTATTGAGAGATAGTATGTACATAGCTAATTTAATTAAAATAGAGTATCATAAAATATTAATTAAAAATTTAAAGTATGAAACAGGTAATTGTTAAAACTGACAAATTTAAAAATCTAACTAAAGGTAAATCTTATGTTATAGATAGTGTTTCTGAAGACCCTAATTATTATTGGATAGTTAATAATGCTGGTGTTACATCTAGATATCATATATCTAATTTTCAAGCATCTTCTAAAAGTGAGGGTGGTATGGGTGCTGAGGTGAAAGAAGTTTCTGAAATTGATAAGTTTATTGATTTACTAAATAGACAAGAATATCATATCATTGTTAAATATTTTGTTGTATCTTATCAAAAACAACCTGTTGTATCTTATCAAAGAGAAAGTGATGATCGTATTACTATTTCTTTAAATATTAAAGGGTTTAGACTTAAATCTAAACAAGAAATAGTATTATATTATTATAATAACCCTATTAGTTGTGGTATACGTGATATATACGGATTAGATAATATACTAGGTTACGTAATGAATTTCAGCACAGAGGCAAAATTAGATAATAAACAATCTAATAATTTATTAAGTGCTATATTTAGAGTAATTATTGAGAGTATTAGTAGAGATAAACCTTGTGCATTTATAAATTTATCAACATCTTTAGATGAGGATAGTATATATTTGGATACTCTTAATTACTTAGCTGAAGAAACAGGAGGAGGTCATACTTCAGGAATAGAAAATCCTAATAGTGGTAACATAATATACCAATGGACTTATGGAATTAACAGAGAGTTATTTCGCTGATATTTCAAAAAATGATAAAGAAATATTATCTAAGAAGAGAATAGAAGAACTCAACTTTGAATTAAAATTAGGTGCAAAAGTTTTAGATATAGAAAATAAAAAATTATATATTATAGCTTCTAAACATTTTCTATTAATTGAAAATATTCCTACAGTATCTCGTAAAGTTAATATTGTAAATCTTATTGATTTTATTGACAAACCTTTATTTATACCTGAAGCTAGTATGACAGACTATGAACAATTAACTGATGGAAAAAATGAAGAAGTTATTATTAATAAATCTTTTATTGAAGCTTTACGTCTTAAATATATTACTTTCGTACCATTAGATAAATATATAAAATTTTTAAATCTTCCTCTTTCACCATTAGAAAGACCTAAAGCTTTTACTAGTATTTGTAAAGCATATTTAAAAGGTGTAGATAATATTGATGATATACTTCTTAGTATAAATACTAACAAATACTGCATGTTTAATAATAAAAATATTTTAATTAACTTTTTATAATATGAAAACAGATAAACCAATAAAACCAATTAGACTTGGTCCAGTAAATGTGAGATTTTATTATGATAGATCTCGTAAAACAATATTCAATTCAAAAGGTGTACCGGTTGTAGAAGAGAAACCTATTTCTACAAATGTAGAATTAGAATACAATGGAATACCGGTAAGAGTAAAAGTCAAATGTTCAAAATATGATTCTTTTACTAAAGAAAAAGGAAGAAAAATTGCTCTGAAAAAAGCAATTGATGACTTAAGAAACAATAAGTTTGTAGATATCACAAAAGCTGAAAGAACAGCAATATGGAATGATTATCGTACTATGACTAAAAAACCAAGGTGGGATGTCAAAAAGAAGTGAAAGTAAAGCAAAAAGAGGTGTTACTAATTCTAGAGGAACTAGAAGAGCACTTAAAAGACTAATATTAAAAAAAGCTATTAGAACTTTAGCATTAAAACAACCTGGTGCTACTGTTGCAGCTTTTACTGAACCTGGTTCAATGAAAAGAAGTTAAATTTAAAAATTTATGACAGAAAGAGATAAAACATTAAACGAGGTTAAACAAATACTTACTAATTTTTATTATGGTAAAATAAGAGAAGAAAAAGACGATTCTGGAAATATAGTAAGTCAAAAAACCGAAATACCTTCATTAAGAAGGAAACTTAAGAAAGCTATTGCTCATGAGACTGTTATTGAAACAGCTGATAAGTGGTATAGGGATTTTATGCAATATTTAAATTCTATTTAGCATGGAAGAACTAATAATTACTGTTGGTAATTGTCTAGAGAATAACTGGAGAAGAGAAAATCTTCTAAGGTCTAAACATGTTGTCGAAGCAGAAGATCATTTCGCTGTATCTTATACTTTTGTAGAATTAAATCCTGAAACAAAAATTCCTAAAAGTATTAAATTAATTTATAAAATAATGAAATAATTATGAGAGAAGTTTCTTTTGGTGATAACGCTAAAAGAATCTTTGGAAATGTAATTCTCTCTCGTATTATTAATACAAAAAGTGGAGAAACTGTTGTTCATTTAACTCAGGAAGTTAAATCTATTTATCCTGAAAAAATAGTTAGGTTTATACCTGGGTTAAATGACGATAGTTTTAATGTCTATGTTAAGAAGAGACATTGTCTTGTATTTGTACCAACTGGCCTACAAAAAAAAGAAATTATTAGTAAGCTTAAGTTGAATGAAGGACATATTTATCAAATAATATCTTATGATTTAGAAGATGTTATAACACCTATTGATTATAACTTATTAAAAAAAGGAATACCGTTATATGAAATAGAAGATAGATATGAAACTAAAGATAAAGAAGGAAATACTTATTCCAAAGGTTTGATGCGTATGACATGTGATGGAGAGATTTTGAGGGATATACCAAAGGAATATAGAAGATATGATTATTCAAAAGAATATAAAGAAGATATTGATTTAAGAAATACTAACTAAAAACAAAAAAATGAGTAGAAGGAAAATAGGTATACCAGGTTGGATGGTTGGAGAAAATTCATTTGGGATAACTGTATCATATGGTAAATATATACAGTCTTTTCTTAATGGTGAAATACACATCTTAAGTCCAGAAATGGCTATAAGGGAGGATTTAGACATGATTTTATTACCAGGTGGATCTGATGTAAATCCTACAAGATATGGCCAATGGCCTGATTTTTCAGTAGGAAACCCAAATGTATTTTTAGAAGCGTTTGATACATATTATTTGCCAGAATATATTGAAATGAATACTCCTATATTCGGTATATGTAGAGGAATGCAGACATTAGCTGTACATTATGAATGTGAGTTATTCCAAGATATGAATCATGAAGCAAATGATAAATATGATAGAAGTAAAACAGTACATTCTATTGTAGATAATCACATGCAAAAACATAAAGTAAATAGCAGACATCATCAGTCAGTAATGATGACTGAAGAAGGAAGAAAGAATCTTGTTATAGTAGAAGCTACTCATAGTAGTTTTAAGAGTCATATTGAAGCTATAAGAATTCAAAATAAACCTATATTTGCAGTACAGTTTCATCCTGAAGATATGTTTGATTCTACGATTGACAGGTGGATACTTGATAAATTAAAACGTTATGAAATCATTAAATAAGAAAGTAGCAAAAAAAGAAATAGAAGCTGATCATGAAACTGAAAGCGAATCCAAAAAGATTGAAACTTATGGTATAATTTCTGAAAAAACTTTTGGAGATCTCAAATTATTTGAGTATTTTTGCAGTAAATTTGGTTAAAATGAAGTATGATAACGGAACAATAGCGGTTAAGGAAAGTGGCGTATCAGTAGCAGAATATTTAGCTCTGGGATTAATTTATCACAACGCCAGTGAGAGGGGTTTAGTTATAGAAAGTTTCGTTTATGATGAATTAAATGAAAAAGGTTTTATAGAAATTGATAGTATTACTAAAACATGGACACTAAGTAGGAAGGGTAGAGAATTATTTGAACCGTCTAATAATAATTATGAAAGGTTTATAACTACCTTTCCTACTAGAGTCAAAAATCAATTAGGAGAAACAAGAATTTTGTCTCCTGCTTCAATTGAAGCACAAGCAGCAAAAAAGATTTATAAGAAGTGGAAAACGGTTACAAAAGGTAAAGATAGCTATCAAAAACATATAATAAGATGTTTAGAAGCTGAAATTAAATTTAGAGAAAATACAGGAAATCTATATTGGATGAGAAATATAGAAACATGGCTTGAAAATTTTACTTGGGAAGATTATGAATACTTACTTGATGAAGAAGAACAAGTAAATTTATCTAGGAAAGGAGAGATAAAGCTATGATTTATAAAAGAGTTACTCAAACATTAATAGAAAATAGAGAAAAGAGAATAAGGGGAGATACTATAGCAATACCTTGGTCTCTTTCTAATATATCTAAAGTTATTCCTGGTGTAGAAAAAGGTAAATATATACTGATATCTGCAAATCCAAAAGCAGGAAAAACTCAACTTTGTGATTTTCTATTTATGTATGAACCTTTTGAATGGTATCTCAAAAATAAAGATAGAAATAAAAAATTAAGAATATTATATTTTTCTTTAGAAATGTCTAAAGAAAGTAAGATTTTACAAGCAATATCCTATAAGTTATTTAAGGATTATAATATTATTATATCACCACAAAATCTTAAATCAACTTTTGAAGGATTTATATTAAATGAAAAAATTCTAAGTATTATATTATCTCAAAGTTTTCAAAACTGGCTTAAAGAGTTAGAAAAAATTGTTACATTTATAGATGATGTTAGATCAACAGACGGTATTTACAATTATGTTACTAAGTTTGCATCTAAAATAGGTAAATTAACCTATAAAACAGAAAACGATACAGAATTAGTAGATAGATATATTCAGGAAGATCCTGATATGTTTGTAATTATAATAGTTGATCACTTGTCATTACTTTCAAACAATAAAATGTCTTTATTTGAAGCAATATATAATCATTCAGCTTATAATTGTTTAGAATTTAGGGATAGATATGGTTTTACTGTAGTTAATGTACAACAACAAAGTGCAGATAGTGCAAGACAACAGTTTGATAATAGAGGTAATACAATAATAGAAAAAATCAGACCTTCCCCTGATGGATTAGCAGATTGTAAACTAACAGCAAGAGATTGTGATCTCATGTTAAGTTTATTTAATCCAGCAAGTTATCATTTATCTAAATATGAACATATTAATCTTGAAAGAATAGGTAGATGGCATAGAGAGTTGTACATTAATCTCAATAGAGAAGGTCTATCAAATGCTAGTGTTCAATTATTATTTAATGGAGCTGTAAATAGCTTTAAAGAAATACCTAGAGTGCTAACAGAAGAAATGTACGTAGAAATTGAAAATAAAATTAGTGAAACATTTAAAATTTAGAAATTATGAGTATTACGCTTCCAAGTAGGAAAAGTGGGGTTAAAAGAAGCAATCCTGAATTTATGATTATGTTTGGTAAACCTAAGAATGGTAAAACAACAGCATTATCTCTTTTAGATAACTGTTTGATTATTGACTTAGAAGGAGGATCAAGGTATGTAGATGCTTTATCTGTAGAAGTAAATGATATAAGAGAGTTATTCCAAGTAGCAAAACAAATTGAAGAAGCTGGAAAACCTTATAAGTATATTGCTTTGGATACAGCTACAAAGTTAGAAGATGAATTAATTATGCCTTTAGCTATTAGAAATTATAAGAATACTCCTATGGGAAAAGCTTATGATGGAGATGATCTTAGAAAATTACCAAATGGTGCAGGATATTTGTATTTAAGAGAAGCATTTAAACAAGTAATTACAAGGTTTAGAGATTTGTGTGATACACTTATTCTTGTTTCTCATTGTAATGAAAAAATGATTGAAAAAGAAGGTAAAGAAATGTTTGAATTGGAAATGGATTTATCTGGCAAACTTAAAAGAATTATTGCAGCTCAAGCAGATGCAATAGGTTATCTTTATAGAAAAGGAAACCAAGTATTTCTGAATTTTAATGGAGGTGGTGATGCCATTATTGAAGCCAGAAGTCCACATCTTTCAAATAAAGAATTTCTTTTGACAGAAAAAAGTGAAGAAGGTATATTTAAACACAATTGGGATAACATATTTTTAAAAGATTAAATTATGGAAAATACAGCATTAGTCAATTTGTCACATTCGGGAATGCTTTGGTTTAACCAAGAAGCATTAGAACTATTAGAAATAGATAAAAAAGGTTCTAAAATACTAATTGGTTATTTCGAATCAGAACTTAAATCTAAAAAAATTAAAAAGACTATTTATTTTATTAATATTGAAGATTCTTTGTTTTCAAATAAAGAAATTATAGAATTTATTAAATCAGAAGTCAATATTAATGAAGAACATCTTAAGGAGGTTAATCTTATGACCAGCGAAGATGGAGAAATCAACGGATTTATAAAATCTACAGAAAAAATGTATAGTATATTTTCTGAATTAGCTAAAGAATCAAATAGTGGTGTATTGGAATTTAAACTTATTCCTTGTTTTAAATTAGATCCTACTATGAAAGCTGTTAAAGAAAATTATTCTTTATCAGACAATATTGTTAAACTGGTGCATGTCAGTTCTAACCAAAATAGTATTGGTGAAGAACGAACAAAAGCTGAAGATTTTAGTGTTAAAAAGATGTCCGTTGAAGAATTGTCTAAATCACCTAATATAATACCAGGAGATAATGATAGACATAATACATCTGGAGGAAACGAATTTTTAAATGCTATTCCCTCTAATGATGATGATATTTTTGAAGAAGTACAATAATTAAATAAATAAATAAACAATGAGTTACGGTATTAAAAAACAAGTTTGGGCAGGACCGATTGAAGTAAGTCCTGAAACATCAATTGCAACAGGTAGATATTTAGATAAACTCGAATATCGAAAAACTGATAAAAGCGAATTTCTTATTGTTGGAGTTAGGGATAAAGCTGGTAAAACAGCTTCTAAGATATATTTCGCTCCAAAAATAGGAGGATTTATCAAAACTGAGGAAGATCTGTCTAAAGAACAGACAAGATTTAGTAGAATTCTCCAAAATCTCACAAGGTCTCTTCTTGGAGAAGAATATGAAACAGGGGCTGTTTCATCATTTGAGATGTTCTGTAAAAAAGTTATAGCTGATATTCCCACATCTTTGTATAACAAAGAATTAAGAATAAAAGTAATACTTGATAAAAATAACAGGGCTACTCTCCCAACAGGATCTCCTATATTTGAAGATCCTATCAGAGTATCACCAGAAGATTCCAAACTTAAGGTTTACCCTAAAGAAAAAGTGGTTAAATCAGAAGTAGTTATGGATGAAGATCCTGATGAAAAATCTGTTAAAAAAACAGAAGTAGATGATTTTGATGACTTACCATTTAAGTAGCATTTAGTGTCACGGTGTATGGACTAATTGGTAAGTCGCCGAGTACGAAACGGAAAGGAGATGTGGGTTCAAATCCCACTACCCCGTCTAATTTTAAGAGTATGTATAGTATTAATAAATTTTTATCTAAAGAAGAATTATTAAAAAAAATATCTTCTTATGATATATTTTCTAGATATTGTCATGGTTTTGAAAGTATTGGTAAATCTTTTCATTCTCCTTTAAGGAATGATCCAAATCCAAGTGCATTTATTATTTATTATGATGGTGATCTTTTATTTAAAGATTTTGGAAAAGGTTCTTATAGAGCTATAGATTTTGTAGCAGAACTGTACAATATATCTTTTCCACAAGCTGTGATGAAAATAGCAAACGATTTTAATATTATTAATGGGAAAAGTCCAAATACTATTATTTCTAGAAGTAATATTAACATAACTCCAAAAGATAAAACAATTTTAAAAATAAAAAAAAGAGAATTTAAAGATTACGATTATGATTATTGGGTTAGAGATTATAAAATAAGTTTAGATACGTTGAACTTATTCAACGTATCTCCAATTTCTCACTTTACAATAAATAATAATCTTTTTATTTCAGATAAATACTCTTATTCTTATGATTATTATTGGGAAGATGGTATATTTAGGAGAAAGATTTATCAACCATTTTCAAAATTTAAATGGTTTAGTAATGGTGGTAAAATAGTACAAGGAGAAGGAATGTTACCTTATAAGGGAGATCTTCTAATAATAACATCTTCTCTTAAAGATGTTATGGTGCTTTATGAATTAGGATATATAGCTATAGCTCCAACAACTGAGGCAGCTTTTCTATTTGAAAATTACTATCATAAACAAAATGACAGATTTGAAAATAAGATAGTATTTATGGATTCTGATCAAACAGGTATAAAGATGAATATAAAATATTCATCTAAATTTAAAATACCTTACATAAATATACCAGAAGAATACAAATCCAAAGATATATCTGATTTTGTTAAGAATTATTCTTTAGAAGATGCAGTAAAATTAATAGAATATTTATTAAATTATAAATTAAAAATTTGAAATTATGAAATTAGTAACAGTTTATGGAAGCTTGTTGTCAGGTATGGGAAATTGGTCATGGTTATTGAATAACGAACATTCAAAGCTACTTGGTACAGATGTACTTGAAATACCTTGTCATATGGTATCTTTTGGTGGATTTCCTGGTTTAATAGTAGACGAGAGTGTTAAAAACAAAATATATGTAGAAACATATCAGGTTACCGATGAAATATATAAACGAATCGAAAGATTAGAAGGTTTTGTATCTCAGGATAATCCTGTTAATTTTTATAACAAATGTCCTATTGAAACACCGTATGGTTTATCAGAAATATATGTACTTAATCCTAAAGATTATAATCTTACAGATACAAAGAGAGGTACAGTACCTGTTAATAATGATGGTGTTATTAATTGGAAAGAACATAGATTATCAAAATATTAGTTATGTTTAAATCAGCTGGTTATACACACCCTCATCCAAGATATCAAGAAGGAGGTATCTATTATAAGACAAGAGGTTCTGGAGAAAATTCTACATATTATGGTACAGTATGTAAAAATTGTGGATATCCTTATGGTTTACATACTTCTACCCGTTGTCCTTCTAGAAAACAATATTCAATCTTGGGGGATGTAGTTCATCCTATATTTCTTCATCGTCTTAAAGAATTAAAATTATTATGAAAACTCAAATAAGAACTAAAAATCCTAGTGCTGGTCCATTGCGTGGTATTGATTTACCCTTTAAATCAATAGTTAGATTAGGCTCTAGAACACCTCTTATAAGCTGTTTTAAAGACATTAGAGGGGTTATTGAATGTAATAGTATAGAATCTATCGAAAATAGTAGAGACAAGCTTAGAATGAAGGAATGTTTCTCTAAATACGATGTTCCTCAAGCTGAGTGGAAATCTTTAGTTGATCCTGTTCCTTTTAACGAATTTCCTCTTGTTGGAAAAGCTATAGTAGGATTTAAAGGTAGAGGTATGGTACTTATAAATAATGAGGAAGAACTTCGTAATTTTATAAAAACTCATGATAATAATAGATTTTTTATAGAAAGATTCTATAATTATGCTAGGGAATATAGAATACATGCTACAAGAGACCATGCGTTTTTAGCATGGAGAAAATTAAGAAAATCAGATGTCACCGAAAGGTGGTTTTTTAATTCTAGTAATTGTAATTGGGTAAATGAAGAACATGAATTATTTTCAAAACCTAATAATTGGTCAGAATTAGAAAATGCAGCAATAGTAGCTGTAAGATCTGTTGGATTAGATATTGGAGCTGTAGATATAAGAGTTCAATCTAGAACTAATCCTAATTTTATAGTGTGTGAAGTTAATTCTGCACCTCAATTAGGAGAAGTAGGGATTATAGCATACAGAAACGAAATAACTAAAATACTAATTAACAAACATAGTAAAAATGAAAGATAATCAATCTTATTTTGGTTTAGTAGAACGTAACAATTATGTTTTATATGCGGTAGGTTGTTGCCAATCACAAGGAAAAACATTAATGGGAGCAAGAACTAAACAAAATTATTGTGTAATAGATACAACCCAAACATTAGATATATTCAATAATTCAATCAACGATGTTAAAGATTATGTTTCTATTATATCTAAGATGTTTGATATTACATATAGTTTAGTTGATATAGATCGTACTAAAGTTCGTGATGATATAGGAATTGAAAGAATAGATGCCTTTTCAGATAAAGTATTATTCTACGAGATAAACTGTAAAGAAATACTTAGTAATAAACATTTTGTTGCTTGTCATACATTAATAAGATATATGTGGCAAACTGGTGATGGAATTATAATAGCTAAGATTATTTTACATTTATATAGAAAATTTATGTCTATATATGAAGAAATTAACGATCATCATTTGAGAATTATTTTAGGTATAGCTCTATCATTTAATTATACACAAGTAAGTAGAGGATTAGTGGCCTATACTTTAAAAGAAGATGATATAGTATTTGTTCCTGAAAAATCTCAATATTTAAAACAGTTAGCAAAGGATAATAATTTATACACAGTATTTGGTAATAAAAATATAATATTCCATAACAAAATAAAAATAACTGGAGATTTATTTGAAGATTCTTCTGTAGAGTTAAATGCTAAATATGTATTTTTATCTAACGCTAATGTAAGTACAGACGAACTAAAAGAATTTATTAGTAGATATGAACAAGGTATGGAAGTATATTCCAAACTGTGTAAATATGAAATTAAATACTCTTACTTCAGTCATACTAATAATTTAATATTTGATGACGTTGATAAAATATTAGAAAAATCTTTTAGTATGTATACTCCAGGTGGTACAAAAATACGTGAAATAAAAGTTAAAGATTTATTAAAAAGTGAAATATGATTAAAAATATAACTTACGGTAGTGATCCTGAATTTTTTATATATAATAAGGATATTGAAAAAGTAGTTCCATCTACATTTTTAGTTGAAGGTGTTAAAGATAGTCCCTATGAGCTAGGAGATGATTTCAAAATATTAAGAGATAATATTTTAGTTGAAGGAAATGTACCAGTAACTACTACAGAATCAGGATTTATACATTCAATAATAGAATTAAAATCAAGAATAGTTAAATACTTAAAAGATAAGTATGAAAGTCTTGAAATAATTTCAAGTGATTGTATGGAATTAGATCCTATTTATTTAACAGATCCTGAAGCATTACTTTTTGGATGTGATCCTTATCTTAACGCATGGGATGATGATATACATAAAGCAAATGATTTATCTTCTGTAAATTATAGAACAGCAGGATTTCATGTACATATTGGTTATGATAGAGATGATGAATGTTCTCTTAGTCAATTAACTATGAATAAATTGATAGCAAGAGCTTTTGATTTATTTGTTGTAATCCCTTCTTATATTGAACAATTTGATATTAGAAGATTTGGAAATTATGGAGGAGTAGGTCAATATAGAGATACCCCTTACGGATTAGAATGTCGTTCGTTAGGTAGTTATTTTTCAAATAATGAATATCTACTTTGGGTAATTAGACAGACTAATAAAGCATTAGATTATGTTAATAAAGAAGAAAATTTATATTCTTTATTGTATATGGAAAAACCTACTCTTAAAACAAATTCTAATGGTGAATTTCTATTTGATTCATCAATTTATGATGAATTAAATATTTCTTTTGAAGAACAATTGTTTAATATTAAAAAATTAGATTATGTGCGGAATATTTGGATGGATAGGAAATAAACCAAAAGATTTTGATAGTATAAAATTCAATATATTAGGAAATTATAACGATACTAGAGGAGGAGATTCTTGTGGAATATATTATAATAGAAACACTATTAAAGGAATTAATAGTGAATCAAAATATAGAGATTTAGTATTTAATTATGAATTACATAATCATATTAAATTAGAACAACCTATAATTATAGGTCACACAAGAAAAGCATCAGTTGGAGAAGTTTCAGTAACTAATATTCAGCCGGTAATTATATATGAGAATGATGATGAAACATCTAATCCTTTAATTATACAGGCTCATAATGGTACTATTACTAATATTGAGGAACTTGCTGAAAAATATAAAATTCCTATAGCTAAAAAGGAAAGCGATAGTATAATACTTGCTAAAATAATACTGAATCATGGTTTCGAGGTATTAAAAGAATATGAAGGATCTGCGGCATTGTTAATACATCTTCCCGGAGATGATAATGTTATGTATGCATTTCATGGTAAATCTAAATCATGGTATACATCTCCGTCTTCTGAAGAACGTCCTTTATTTTATATACATTTACCAGGAAAAGGTATTTATATTTCTTCTATGGATGAATCTCTTAAATTTATAAGTACAAGTAAACATATTACACCTATTTCTTTTGATCATAATTATTTATATAAAATTACAGGAGAAAAAGTTGAGAGATTAGATCTTTATGATAGAGAAAAACTAACTAAGAAAAATACTTCCGATTTACATTTCATACCTTATACTTCTTCTGGAAATTCTCATTGTAGTGGAAGAAATCATGATTATTATGATGATAATTATTATAATAGGAACTATAGTAATTCTAAAACAGTAAGTGAAAATATCAATAGGGTAGGGTTGTTATCAGTACTAAATGATAATCCTGCTGTTGCTACTGAAAGATGTGTTAGATACAATAGAGGATTCTATATGTATAGAGGTAACATGGCTCATGGTAAATTTATTCTTGATAATTTAGGCTATGTTTTAGATAAATCTTCCCCAGGTAGAAAGTATACCTTATACTTTTATTATGGTATTTTGATTGGAAACAAAAAAGGTTTTAAAGAAATAGAAAAGAAATGTGAAGAAAAAGGTATTATTACACCTTCTATATTCTATTCTCAGGATAACTTTAGAATGTTAAATGATATAATAGAAAGAAATTCGGTATTTCCTTTTACCAGATATGATGAAAATAGTATGACAGGGTGGATGAAAGAAACATATTTCTTTAAAGCCTATACTAATTCCTTTGTTTACTATGATGGGTTATTTACACCAATGCTTTGTACTAAGGTATTAAGTTTCAGACAAGGTTCTTTAAAAGAAGTTAGAGATAATTATTCATTTATGACTATTTCAATGTATCTTGATACATTAGATAAAATTTTAAATGAAGTAGTTATTACAGCTAAAAAGAAACTATCTTTTTATTATTCAGAATCACATGAACCAAAAGATACTAAAATTTATTTTGAGAGTGATGATGAGTTTGATGATAAATATAAAGAAACTGAAATTGATTGTCCGAAATGTAAAGGAACGGGGTATATTAATGTACAATTAGCTAGTGGTAATGGTAAATATACTAAGGTTTGTCAACATTGTGAAGGTACTGGTTTTATTTCTACTAGTTTTGAAGAAATGGGAGAATATGAGAACGTAGCAATATTACGAACCGAAATATCTAAGAAATTAGATAATGTGTATAAATCATTACGAGAAATACCAGATGAAATTAGTACGTTAGGTATGGATGATGATTTTAAAAAAGAATTAGATGATTTTGAAGAAGCTTTGTCAATATTAAGTGGGATTAGTGAAAAATTAAAATAATATGAATAGATTAGTTAAAACTTTTGACGGTACTACTGCTTCAAGAAATAAATGTAGATTTATAAAAGGAGAGTATTATGAAATAAACAAACAATGTTTCTTAATTAAAGATAAATGGTATAGAATAAATTCTGGGTATATTATATTTAATTATACCAAAAAACAGTGGATTCTTAAAGCAGAGTCTTCTTTAGCATATGGTGTAGTTAGTTATGATTTTTATGATAAAGCTTTAGTATTTGGTTATTTTGAACATGATATGTTCAAAAGTGTAGGACTAATGCTAAATAAGACTTTATATCCGGTTATGGACTATAGAATTCTTCCATCTAATTTATTTGTTGAATATAGAGCTAAAGGACATTTTGTACCTATTTCGGATTATAACCCTAACGCTGATTCTGTTCCTAAAATAGCATTTAATAACCATAATTACGGTATTGCTTTACCTTATAATTTTAAGAGGTTTGATCAAGAAATATTAAATAATATAAGCAAAGGAGCATATGACAAATTAAATCTTTCAATTGATACATTTAAGAATAATGTTTCTCGTTATGCTTTAAATGTAATAGGTGATTTAACTTTTGGATTTGAGTTTGAAACAAATCTTGGAATGATTCCCTGGTATAAGCTGTTACAAGATGGGTTAGTCCCATTAAGAGATGGTAGTATTCGAGGTATAGAATATGCTACTATTCCTTTGGGTGGAATAGAAGGTATTAAAATATTAGAGAAAGCAACTACTGATCTCAAAGATTATACTATAATCAGTAATCAGGAGAGTTTACATCTTCATATTGGGAACTTACCTAAAAAAGATTATAAAAAGTTCATAGCTAGATTATTTGCTATATGTTGTGTAATTGAGAAGGAAATTTATTCAATGTTTCCAGAATTTTCTGCGCAAACCTCTAAATTTAAAGAACGAAAGAAAGACTACAATATGCCACTGAATAGGTCTATTGCTTCAATAGACCAGGATAAATGTTTTAATAATTTAGCTATGTTTTTAGCTGAATCAGATAAATATGGTGGTTTAGGAACAGCTCATCCGAATGATACCAATGAGGATCATAAATGGAATGTAAATACCAGATATTATTGGTGTAATTTTATACCGGCGTTATTTGGTAATACTCCAACTATTGAATTTAGGCTTCATGTACCTACATTTAATATGGTTAAAATAATTAATTGGTTAGTTATATGTTCTTCTATAATTAAATATGCAGATAGAATTAAAAATACAGATATTACTCCTGAAGAATTAAAAGGAATTACACTTAAAGATATTCTTCATAAAGAAATAAGAAATTCAAAATTCAAATCTTACATATTTGATTATATTAATAAGAGAAAGTCATTTAGTTTTGAAAATGATCCAACTGGATCAGAAGAAATAAAAAATGACAATGTTAATTTTGATATTAAATAGATGAGAGAAGGGGGGATTTTCCCCCCTTTTTTTATTTTATTTGGAAATGTTAAAATAAAGATATATCTTTGTAAAAATTTAATGTAATGGATTATATCTTTATAAGTGGAAATGTGCCCAGTTCAAAGAATAATAAAGTATGGACGGGTAAAAGATTAATATGGTCTAAAAGGGCCTTATTATACAAAAAAAGTACAGAAAAATTATTTTTAGAAAATAAACTTAAGTTTCTAGAAATGATAGAAGGTAAACCTAAACCTATTAAAATAGGGTTTCATTTTTTAAGAGGTACTAAACATAAGTGGGATTTTGTCAATATGGTTCAAACATTACAAGATTTAATGGTTGTACATGGTTATATTAAAGACGATAACACTGATGAAATTATACCTTTCCCTTTTGAAATAGATAACAAGTTCTATTCAAATACAACACAAGAAAAATCAGGTGTTTTTATAACAATATTGTAATATGGAAAAATTATTAGAGTTACTTCCTGTTATATCAGATAGGGATTATAGAATTATTGATAGACCTTCATTTTCTTCGTTAAAAGATATAGTTGAAGAAGGTGCTAATGTATTATTACCGTTGTCTTCTAAAAGATCACAAGCTTTTGATTTTGGTTCATTAGTAGATGTATTACTCACTGAGCCGGAAGAAGTAAATAATAAATTTTACTTTGAAAATTATGAAAAACCAACAGCGTCTTCATTAACATTAGCTGAATCTTTAATAGAAGATATTTTATTTTTAGATGTAGATATTAAAAGTGTTTTAAAAGAAGATTACATTTTATCTAGGTGTAAAACTTTAAATCTTTGGTCTAAATATACAGACGATAAGATAATTAATTTAACTTTAGCTAATGAGCAATTTACAACTTATATTAAATGTACAATTGAATCAAATGGTAAAACTTTAATTACTAAAGATCAATACGAAGAGGCTAAAAAACAAGTGGATATTATACTTAACCACGAATACACTAAAGATATTTTTAAAAATGATGAATCTGTTTTATTGTTATATCAAAGAGCAGTAATGTTTCCATTTATGGGAGTTAATTTAAAGTCAAAATTAGATATAATTAAAATAGATTTTAAAAATAAAACAATAGGTGGAATAGATATTAAGACAGGTTCTGAAAATCCAGCTAATTTTGAAATTAGTTTTTATAAATATAAATACTATCTTCAAGCTTTAATATATAATTTAGCTTTATTATATATTTTAGACCAATCTGGATTAGTAGATGAATACAAAATAGAACCTTTTAAATTTATATATATAAGTAAAAAAGACTCAAATTATCCTGTTGTTTATACTGTCCCAGAAAACATATTAAGTAATTTTCTTAATGGATGGAGAACATCTATAGGATATAATTACGTTGGGTTAGCTGAAATTTTAGAACATTATAAATATTATGCAAATCTATTATATTCTGATGAACCAATAGTTGACTATAAAGTTTTTAAGAATAATGGTAATTTAAAAATATCTTTATTATGAAAATAATCAATAACATAAAAGATTTAAATAGAAGTAAAACATATTTATTACCATTAATATATAATCAATATAATTTATTATTTTTAGATAATATATGTAATACATATATTAAATTTAGTAATTTGTTTTTTGAAAAATATTCTATACCCACAGAGAGAAGGTTGATGGGTATATTATATGAAAATATGAATACTGTAAGATATCAAGAATATTTTTTAAAGCTAGAACAACATAAGAATTTTATAAAAATGTTTATTCTCGATGATTATATCTTAGTGATATTAGAAATAGAAGAAAATATATTTAATGAGTATGATTCTTTTATTAGAGGTAAATATTCTAAATTTTCTCCATCTTCTAAAAGGTTAATATTGGAGTTTTATAGCAATAATTTTAGAGATAGATTATTATGTATGGATATAAAGGATGTTCTTTATCAATCTTTAAGTAAAAGAGAAAAATTAGAAAAAGAATTAGGTATTAAATTGCCACCTGATACTGAATTAGCATCAGTAACAGATATTGAAAATGAAACTTTTAAATTAGAAATAACACAATGACAAGAAAAGAGGTATTGGATAATGCAGTTAAATATTTCAAAGGAGATGATTTAGCGGCAAATGTGTGGGTTGATAAGTATTGTCTAAAAGATGGTAATAATTATATAGAGCAAGATCCACATTATACAATTGAAAGAATAGCAGATGAATTTTTTAGAATTGAACAATCATATCCTAACCCTATGGTATATGGGGAAATTTTAGAATTATTAAAAGATTTCAAATATGTAATTCCAGCAGGATCACCAATATTCGGTATTGGCAATAGGTATGCTCTAACATCACTTAGTAATTGTTATGTTGTAGATTCGCCTGTAGATAGTTATGGTGGAATATTAAAGTCTGATGAAGAATTAGCTCAATTAATGAAACGTAGGGGTGGTGTAGGTATAGATATATCTACTCTAAGACCAAGTAATTCTAAAGTAAGTAATTCTGCAGGTACAAGTACTGGAGCAGTTTCGTTTATGAATAGATATTCTAATACTACTAGAGAAGTTGCTCAAGAAGGTAGACGTGGTGCTTTAATAATAACTATGGACATAAATCATCCAGATATAGAACAGTTTATTACATCTAAAGATGATTTAACTAAAATAACTGGAGCAAATATATCTGTTAAGGTTACTGATGAGTTTATGATAGCAGTAGAAAAAGATGAAATATACAGACTAAACTGGAATAATAAAATAGAGTTAGAGATAAGTGCATTACGTTTATGGAATAAAATAATACATCAAGCTTGGAAAACAGCTGAACCCGGTGTATTGTTCTGGGATAGAATTATAGAAGAATCTCCGGCTGACTGTTATTCTGATTTTAAAACTATTTCGACAAATCCTTGTGGAGAACTTCCTTTATGTGCATATGATAGTTGTAGATTAATGCATGTAAATTTATTTAGTTTTGTTAATGAACCATTTACCGAAAAAGCAAGCTTCAATTGGGGAAGATATAAATTATTTGTATATAAAGCCCAAAGATTAATGGATGATATGATTGATTTAGAGGAAGAAAAATTAAGATCTATTATAAGTAAAATCAAATCTGATCCAGAATCTGAAGAAATAAAATATAGAGAATTGGAATTATGGGATAATATACTAACAAAACTTATTAATGGAAGAAGAACTGGATTAAATCCTTGGTTAGGATTAGCAGACACTTTAGCTGCATTAAATTTTAAATATGATTCTGATGAAGCATTAGACTTTTCAGAAAAAGTAGCTAAAGTAGGTGCTATTGAAACTTATAGATCTAGTATTACATTAGCAAAAGAAAGAGGTCACTTCCCTATTTGGGATTACCAATTAGAAAAAGAAAATTTATTTTTAAATAGGATATTTGATGAAGAAGATCCAGATAGCAATTTTCAACTATTTGATGATTATTATTGTCATGGAAGAAGAAATATTTCTTGTTTAACTATACCGCCATCTGGTAGTGTAGCTATAATTTCACAAGTATCTTCTGGTATAGAACCAGTTTTTAATTTAACATATACAAGAAAAAGAAAAGTATCTGAGGATAATAATAATAAATCTTTTAAAGATAAAAATGGAGATTGGTGGGAAGAATATCACGTATTCCATACTAACTTTAAAAAATATATAGAAATTAAATCAAAAGCAAACGTATATCCTAATGAAATGTCAGACGAGGATATAAAAGCTTGGATTAAAGAATCCCCTTATCATTTATCTACGACTAATGAAATAGACCCCATTCAAAAAGTAAAACTTCAAGGTAAAATGCAAAAATATGTAGATCATAGTATAAGTATTACGCACAACTTACCTGAAAATATAAAAGAAGGGGATGTTTCAGATATATATATTAAAGCTTGGGAACATGGATGTAAAGGTGTAACTATATATAGAGAAGGAAGTAGAGATGGTATTTTAACCAATAAGAAAAAGATTTATTTCGTTCAACATGATGCACTTAAAAGACCTAAAGAATTAGAATGTAATGTACATTATACTAAATCTAAAGGCGAAGAGTTTTGTGTTTTAGTAGGTCTAATAGAAGATAAACCGTATGAAGTATTTGCTTTAAAGCCGAATGGTATTAGACCTCATGAAGAAAAGCATAAACTTATAAAGTTAAGTAAAGGAGTATATATTTTAACTACTTTGGATTGGAATAATAAAGATAAAGGCTATAATTTTGGGCCTATAACTGAAGGATTGTCAGATGAAGAAGCAGCTATAACTAGATTAACTTCAACTTCATTACGACATGGAGCACAAGTTAAATTTATAACTGAACAGTTAGATAAAACCGAAGGACCATTAACAACCTTTAATAAGGCAATATCTAGAGTTCTTAAGAAATATATACCAAATGAAATTAAAAAAGGAGTACTATGTCCGGAGTGTCAACACGTATTGAGAGTGGAAGGAGGATGCGATGTATGTACTAATTGTAGTTATTCAAAATGTTCATAAATATGGAAAATATATCTAATTTACATATAAAGTTAAATAATTCAGATCTTAAAGTGTTAAAAGAACTGCCTTTTGATGTATTTAAATCAATCATCTTTTGCAATGAAATACCTACTGTAATTATTAAAAAAAGTATTAGAGTTGAATGTACCAGAAATGTACTTCTATCAAAAGTAGAACTTGACAAATTAGAAAAAAAGAAAAAATATATTCCTTATTGGGAAAAATTTAAAAATGTAAAATCATTTAACTACGTAAATGCTATTTTTGCATTAGTTAATAGAAATAAGTATAAGGAAGGATTTATGTGGTTAGCAGACAAAGGACGATCTAGAGCAGATATAAACATTGATTATTATAGTAAATATGACATACCATTTAATCTAATAGGTTCTGAGATCAAGGAGGAATATGCGGAAAAATATGATTTAAATATCGATAATTTTAATTTTATCCCAATCTCAGTTAGTGGTATAATGGAATATTCTGATTTTTTAGAAGAAACTACTATAGAACCAGATATTCGAAAAGTTTCTAGGTATATATATGTATCTTTTCATAATTTGTTTATAAAACATGAATTAGAACCAATCGTTAAACGTAGATCTAACTTTTTAAAAAACCTTAATGGTTCTTATAGAGGCTGGAGTAGTTTAATACTATTTAAGAAGAAATGTATAAAAATTATTAAAAAAACTAAAAAAGAAATATTGTTTATATGAAATTTAAATCTTATGTGGTAGACCCTAATTGTTGGTTTACTTCTGATCTTCACTTAAATCATTCAAATATTATAAAATTTTGTAATAGACCTTTTATTTCTGTTGAAGAAATGAATAAAACTATTATAGACAATTGGAATAGTGTTATTAATAAAAACGATACAGTATTTCTACTTGGTGATGTAGTGTTTGGAGGATATGATATATGGAATTATTTTATGGAAAGATTAAATGGTTTAAAAATTCTAATAGCTGGAAACCATGATAAATCTATAACAATAAATAAATTTCATAGAGTAGATCAAATATTAAATATTATTGTTAATGATCCAGAAATAAAGGGAGGACAAAGAATTACTTTGTGTCATTATCCTATGTATTCCTGGTATCAATCACATAGAGGTGCCTGGCAGTTGTACGGACATTTACACAACGGTAAAGTTGAAATATCAAATGATGTAAAAGATGAAGAAGTTATAAAAGAAGTTGAAAGTTATGTCAAATCAGAATTAGCTTTAATATCTAGACTGAGAAATGTCCAATATGACGTAGGAGTAGATGGTAATGATTTTACTCCAGTATCTTACTATAATTTAAAACAAATTATTAATAGTAAGAAATAAGTGTAACTAAATTAATAATCATGAAAAAAGTTTTAGTATTTGTAACTATATTTATTTTATCTATAGATTTGTATTCACCAGAAGTTTCACACGAAGTAAGAGATAATGTATCTATTACTACATTAAAACATATTGACTATAATAATCAATATCAATTGGTGATAAATAACATTAAGAAATTTGAAGGATTGAGTTTAGCTCCTTATTGGGATGTTAAACAATATTCTATTGGATACGGACATGCTATAAAATCTTACGAGAAATTTACTATAATTACAGAAAAAGAAGCTGAATTGTTATTAAAATTAGATTTTAATAATTGCATATCATATGTAGAAAAATTAACTAATTTAAATAGATACGATGATTGTAATAAAGTTTTAGCTTTGGCGAGCTTAGTTTACAATATAGGTGTAGGTAATTTTCAAAGAAGTACACTATTAGAAAAACTTAACTCTGATCAATGTATTAATTATGAATTCTTAAGATGGGTGAAAATAAAACACGGTAATAGATATATTACCAGTAAGCACTTAGTCGAAAGAAGAAAAGTAGAATTATCTTTATATAATACATAATGTATATTTATGATGTTGAAATACTAGGTAAAAACTTCTTTAGTGCGATATTTATTAACCCTCAAACTAAGGAAGAAATTGTGTGTTGGAAATTGGACTATAATGAGTGTGGCTTGGAAAAGCTGCACTCTATAGTTCAAAATAATCTTTTAATAGGGTATAATTGTAAATATTATGATGATATTATATTAAATTATATTATTACTCAAGGATATGTAGATACTTACGAATTATATTATCTTTCTCAAAAAATAATAAGACATCAAAAGAAAAAAATAGGTCCTTTATGGAAAGATGAAACAATTGGTAAATATATGAATGGAGTAGTACAATCAGTTGATTTAATGAAAATGCTTGCTTTTGGTAAAATGAAAGTTAGTTTAAAACATATATCGTCCGTATTAAGATTTAACAAAATTAAAGATTTACCACATCCTCACGATGAAATTGTTACATTAGATAAATTAGAAGAAATATTAGCCTATAATAAAAATGATGTTTTAGCAACATTAAATCTTTATAATAAAGTAAAAGATTTATTAAATATGAGATTCCATATATCTAAAAAGTTTAAAATCAAACCACTTAGAATATTAAATGCTTCTAAAACTGATATAGGAAAAGAAATATTAAATACTTATTATAAAGAAAGAACAGGCTTAGATAGATATGAATTTGTTGATTTAAGAACTAATCGAGGTATAGTAAGATTAAAAGAATGTATCTCAGATAAAGTTAAATATGAAACAGAGTTATTTAATAATATGTTAAATAATTTTAACAATACAATTGTATATATAGAAAAAGATAAAGATCCAGAATTGGATTATTCTATTATTTATAAAAATAGAGGATATAAAATGGGATTCGGTGGACTACATAGTATGGATGATGTAGCTATATTTAATTCAGATGATAATTATGAAATTATAGATGCTGATGTAGATTCCTATTACCCTAGAGTCATGTTACAATATAAAATTAAACCAGAACATGTTGATGAAGTATTCTTTTCTATTTTGGATGATATGACAGAATTAAGATTAAAAGCCAAAAAAAAAGACTCATTAACTGGAAAAATGATAGATCCAATAACAGCAGATAGTATGAAAATTACTATTAATGCAATATTTGGATTATATAATTTTCCTGAATACTGGTTATATGATACTAAAGCAGCCTATTCTGTAACTATAAACGGCCAAATGTTTTTACTAATGTTAATAGAAAAGTTAGCATTAGCCGGGTTCGATGTTATATCTGCCAATACGGATGGGATAACAACTTTGGTGAGAAAAGATAGAAAAGAAGAATATCATAAAATATGTAAAGATTGGGAAAATTACACTAAGTTTACATTATCTTTTACTACATATTTAAAATATGTAAGAAAGGATGTTAATAACTATACTGTATTAAAAGATGGTGGAGAAACTAAAGAAAAAGGATGTTTTAATTATATACAAGATTTAGAAAAAGGATATAATACATCTATAATTCCAATAGCTTTAAATAATTATTTTTTAAAAGGTATCCCTATAAAAGATACCTTGTTTACACATAGAAATATTTTTGACTTTTGTAAAAGTCAAAAAATAGGTGGTCAATTTACTTCAGAATTACATTATTTAAAAGATAATGTTAAAACTATAGAGGTATTACAAAAAACAAATAGATATTTTATATCTAAAAAAGGTGGTACTTTTATAAAAAGGAAAGATGATGGTAGTCTTCATAATCTTGAATTGGATTGGCAAGTTACACTATTAAACGATTATGATGAATCTAAATTAGATGAATATTTAACTAATATAGATTATAGATATTATATTGATAAGTGTAATAAAATTATTGAATCAATTGAAGATAAACAATTAAAATTTGATTGGTATGTTTAAAATAGGACAAGAAGTAGCATTCACAAAATATTACCCTGATTTACATAAGATTAAACAAAGGTTTGATAAAGCCTTATTATGTAGAAAAAAGAATCCAGAATTCTTTGAAAGAAAAGAAGAAGAATATTATGAATTACAATATAAAATACACGAAGAACTTAAAAGTAAATTAAAATATAATAATTCTTATATTACAAATGGAGGATTTATAAAAATAGTTACAGATACTGGAGAATTTATGTATATTAAACCATCTGTAACATTAAGTGAACCTACTACTGGTAAATTTTGTGGATATAAACTACAAAAAATTATAAGAATTTATAGAAGGAGAGATATAAAATTTCGCCAACGTGGACGTGAAGAACTAGATGCCCCAATCCATCCTATTGTAGATCAACTTAATCCAGCAGATCAAATATCTGGTAGATATTCTCAAAATATAAGAGTGGATAATCCAAGACAACTATCTAAAGTAGCAATTATAGCAATATCACCTACAGTTAGAATGGAAGTACCTATGGACAATCTTATATTTAATAATAAACGATATAATTTTTTATAATATGAGAATAATTACTGTTGGTGATTTACATGGTAAATCATATTGGGAAAAAGTTAAGAATGAAACAACTGATAAAATAATATTTTTAGGTGATTATGTTGATTCTTATACCCATTCTAATGTAGAAATATTACATAATTTAAATAATATTATTCAGTTTAAAAACGATTTTCCAAATCTTGTTGAGTTATTAATTGGTAATCATGAAGTTCAATATATGCGTAATTATGGTTATGCAAAATATGGATGTACTGGATACAGAAATTTAATGACACATGACTTAGGACAGTTATTTGCTGATAATAAAAAATATTTTAACGCTGCATATCAATACAATTCAAATGGTTTAAGTTATCTTTGGACACATGCAGGAATAACAAATAAATGGTATAAAGATTTCTTAACTGAGTATTCAGAAAAAATTGAAATTGATGAATTTTTAGATGCATCTTTGTCAGATAAACTGAATATTGGTTTTGAATATAAAATGGATTCTATATTTCAGGTTAGTTTTTATAGGGGAGGAATGAGCAATTATTCAGGAATATTATGGGCTGATTATCAAGAAACAAAAAAAGATATGTTAAATAATTGGCACCAAATTGTAGGACATACCCATTTACCTGATATTACAATTGTAAAGAAAGATATGTATACAAGTATAACGTATTTAGATTGTTTAGATACTAAAATAAAATTTCATACTTTAGATATTTAAAACAATCTTTTTTAGTTAATAATCCAATGTGTAAAGAGAAGGGGATACAATTTGTATCCCCTATCTTTTTTTTAACTGGGTTATTGTTAGTATGGACTCTTTTTATAGTTTTCATATAGTTCAAAAAACCTTGCAAGTTGTACCCCACCTCTAGCCCACTGTATACCATAATACATAATAGGGGATCTATCTTGTGGTGAATTTTCTCCAAATAATAAATCTCTAATTTCATCCATTGTATTATTTAATGTTTTCATAGCTAAAGTTAATAATGATGTAATAGGTAATGGGTTTTGTACTAGATTTATAAATTCCACTGGATTCCACATAAAAGATAATTCTGAATTACTTTTTGTTAATATCTTATATAAGTTTCTGGTTATAATATTATTATAATATCTAGGATCTTTTTCACCATCGTCTTTACCACCTAAATAAGTAATTAAAGCCAATGTTCCAAGTATTATCCTAAGCTCAACCAATGCAGCTTTTATTTGTCCTTCTTTAGCTTGTAAATATTCTTCAAAAGTTACTTTTTCTGCTAAATCTGGATTTTCTATTAAGAACTTTTCAAAATGTCTTTTAGCTCTTGCTTCGTTTACTCTTTGTAATCCCATTCTTGGTGCTAAACCAAATGTAGTAATATCTAATATTGTCTTAGCTATAGATGGGACAAGTGCTTTTTTTACAAATACTGCTATTTTTTTACCTGTATCTCTTTCGTCTGTGTTTAATCCGTATTCTGAAAATAGAGCATTAAATCTACCTAATCTTAAAGCTTGAATGTCTTCATCATATTCTAATCCTCTTACTCTTTCATTAACAATACCTGGCATCCATGTTCTAAAATGCATCATTAAACCCATAACTAGATTAGTGTCGAATCCGGCTATTTCTTCAGCAGACATGTTTCCTATTACACCAGACAGTGTCCTTTTAGCAGCTGCACGGAACGATATATGACCTTCTTTACTTAAACCTTTAATTTCATATTCTTGTGTTTTTTCATTAAAAACAGCTGAATCTAATATTGACTTATATTTTTTAGGATCAACTCCTGGTTTATTTAATCTTATTATATTTCCATCAGGAGTGACACCATAGTTTTGAGCCATAGATATTAAAACTCTATCCATTAGTTTTTCATCTACTTTTCTTAAAGGGTAATATGATACACGTTCAGATAAAGCTTTCTTTATTCCACCTCTTGACATTCTAAAAGCTAATTTATCTGCTAAATCTTCACTGTACGCATGAAATAAATCAGATATTCCTACATATTTTGAAGCATTTGTTAAAAGTAGTTTCTCTGTTTTTCTGAGTTGTTCTGGAGTAAAGGATGTTGATTTTTTACTCTCTATAAATAACCCTGTTCTACCAGCAAGCAAAGCTCCACCAGCAGGTATAATAGCGTAACTAAGAGCTGTTCTAGATCTTAATTGTTTTAATTCTAATATAGCTTTAGTAGTATTTAATTTTCGTAATAATGATTTTTCTTTATATTTAATTCCATATAAATAATAATCTGAGAAGTCTTCAAATAATTTGTAAGTATCTGTTTTTATACCTAAAATAGTCAAAAACTTTTGAGCCTTACCTCTTATTTTTCTATTCATCCTATCAGTTGCTTCAATACCACCTTGTTCAGCAGAAGGATCTCCAATCATATCTTTTAAATTAAGAACGTCTGCCTCAATAGCTTCCATGTGTGAATGATTATATGCCATCTTAGCAAATAACATTAACGAGTTCCCAAGATCATAGCTTTTTAAGCTGTTGTCAACATCCCCTTGTTTATTTTTTAATTTATTAATAAACAATATAGGAATATTTCGTCTTAATTCACCAGTAGATTCATCATATTGTCCTATATGAATATCTTCTTCTCTTACTGTAAATGATGCTAATTTTTCACTAATAGAGCCCATTAAATTAAACCCGTTATCAGTAAGATGTTGAATAGATTCTTTTCTTATATTTGGTATGAAATTATCAGGTAATTTACTATATTCATTTATACCTAATAATTCTCTAAATTCTGACATATAGCTTGTCCACATGTCATAATAATCCTTCAGTGGTTTATTGGCTTCTATCTGTTTATACTGGTCTGTGTGATTAGCTTTAGCAACTTCTGGTTTAATTGTTACCCAACCACGATAATTAAAATTATTAAACCAAGCATCTTTGCTTTTTAATAAGTTGGTTTGCTTAACCCAAAAATCTAAATCTCTTTCGTATTGTTTAATATAAGTAGTAGAAGATGTAATAAGTTTTCCGTCTGCTCCAACAAGATCTTCTAAATTATTATTAGCTGCAGCAAGTTGTCTTTTCTTAGCATCGTATCTTGAATTCCATCTTTCTTGCCACTTATCAACATCTCTTATGTGATAAGATGAAGTAAGCCATTTGTAATCTTCTTCTGTTTTACCTTGAAATGCTAAATTTCTTCTATCCCAAAATTCTTGTTTTATTTTTTTAAATAAGTTTCCAGTTTCTCTATCTATAATCATACCTTGTGCTTGAAGTAAAGTCATACCTCTACCTTTAGCCCATTTTTCTAATTCTGTTTCTTTTTCATGATATGTTTTCTCAACTTGTCTTAATTGTTGCCTCATATCATATTGTACTCCTTGTATCAATTTCCAAAAAGCTTGAAACACCGGATGTTTAATTTCAGATATTTTCAAGAATGTTTTTTCAAAGAAATTTAATTCTTCAAATGGTTTAATGTTTCCTTTTGAATCTTTATGTATATTAGGTATTAAATCTATAGTACGAGATTCTCTTTCTGTTCTAACGTCTTCCATTATAAAAGTAAGAGCTGGAGCTATAGCTCTCATCATGTTCCTTAATTCAGTATATTTAGCAAGATTAACCTGTTTTAATTCTGAAAAATAAACATGGCTTTCATTTACCATATTGGAGTAAACATTCAATTCATCATAGTAATCTCTTAATTCATTATCGGAAATATACGAAGGATTGTCAGAACCGTCTTCTAATTTTGGTTTTTCGTTTATTCTAGATCCTAAGTCTTCAAGTAAATTTTTTACTGTATATAACATGTCTTTTATATCTAAGTCAATGATTACTGACTTAATAGATGTGTTAATACGTTTAATTTTTTGATTTATTTGGTCTCTTTCATCAATCGTTAATTTGCCCTGTTTTAGCTTGTTTAAGAGCTTTTCTTTAAGAGACATCTGTTTATTAAGTAACTTGTTCAAACCTTCAAATTCAGTAGATTCTCCGCCTATAGGAACCTGTCTTAAATGTTCTGACACATCTGAACCACTTAATATTTTAGTAATAGGTTTATTTAATATGCTTCCAGGTTTACGTTGGTCTGTTTTTTTAATATCGTTAGCTATGAATATTGGAACAAGTCTTCGTCTATTAACTTCTCTAATACCATATCTTTCAAGTAATATTCTAGAATAATCAGACATTGTTAAGTTGTAAGTAGCATAATCTTTACTTGTAAATAAATCGTTAGTGAATAAAATCTCATCCCTATTTAAAGTATAATTATGACCATATATTCCAGATTTAGTTTTATAGTCGTATACATCAGCAGTATTATTACTATATACCACTAATACGTCTATTGTACCACCAAGATTCTCTACGGGGTCTGCTACAAACAACTCTGTTAATATTTTAGCTTGTTTAGTAGGATCAATCTTTTTTTGTGTTGCTTCTATTTGACTTATTAGACTTTTAGATAATTTTTCAAGTTGAGCAAATCCTACAGAGCTAATAGGATATTCACCACTTAAAGCTTCTCTTTTTATTTGATTAATATCTCCTTTTTTATTATATAAAAAATCTACAAGTTTATTAAGAACATCATGTATCTTAGTACCTGTTTCTCTTTTAATAGTATTATCTTCTGAAATAGAAGGTTCTGATTGTCCTACAAGTCTTTTTGCTCGTTCACTTACTCTATATTTAATTTCGTTTTGTGCAATGAAATAAATATCATCTCTTAATGTTTTTAAATTATGGATTTGTTCTAATCTCTGAACTGATTCTTCAGCTGTTTGATTAATTAATTTAGGAAAGAATATTGACCTATTGGCCATTATATTCTTAATCTGTTCACCTGTTAAATTTGTAACTCTACAACTCATAATTTAAATTATTAAAGACCACACATTATTTCTATTTCACCATTAGTTAATCCTTCCATAAAAGCTCTCTTTTCATCTATATCTTTATGAGCCATTTCAGGATAATATAAATCAAAATTATCTAATAATAAATCCATATTTACAGGATAGCGTTCTTTAGACATTTCCCTAACATTATTCTGTATAATTTCATCCGCTTTTTCGGCCTTTAAATTTTGTTCATCTTTCGGTTGCCTAATTGCTATTTTATATTTATATCTTAAGTCAGCACTAGATTTCATAAATGAAACAGCAGAATATCCAAAGTCTTCTATGTGTCTACGATAATCACTTTCCGCAGCCTCTAGTGAAGTATAGTATAAAAATTTAAAAGTACTTTTAGGTGTAGCAACAATATCATCCCATTTCTCTCTAGGAGATTTAGCTTTATCAGATTTAAATAGTTCAGATCCTAATTGATACATATTTTTGCTAACAAACTCTCTGAAACCTTCTATATCTTGTTTACTACCTAATATGTGAATTTGTTTTTGGCTTGGTACAGCATAACTTATACTACCTTTATCTTCACTAAGATTTATATACTCAAATCCAATATTTCTATCTTTAAGT